CTCGGGATAGTCTGCAAACCGAAGCCGATGTCGTCGAGCTGATGCGGTTCGAGCCGATGGATTATGCCGAAGCGTTCAACATCGGGCAGGAATGGGGCGAAGCCGCCGGGAATTTTGTGGCCGACAAGGTTCAGGGGGTCTTTGATAAATTTCAAAACTTCGCGCAAGGGTTCAAGCTTGGTGAGAGCGATGCGGCTGAAGATATCAGTAAGTATCTCGCCAACATCGACAAGAACGGCCTTGCGAACGTTGATAAGGTCGGGAAGATCGAGGACACCGTGAACATCTCCAGCGAGGATTTGAAGCTGATGCGCGAGCTGGCCGAAATGAAGTCGATCCAGAATTTCGTGACGCTGACGCCTACGGTGCAGGTCACGACTGGTGATATTCGAAATGATGTGGACGTTGATACCATCGTTCGGCGCATCGAGGAATCGTTGGAGCGTGAAATCGCTAATTCCGCGCAGGGGGTGTTTAACTGATGCTAAAAGCGCAGGTTTCGATTGACGCTGAATCGTTTATAAAAGCCATAAACGAATTGACCGAAGCTGTTCGCCTGCTAAAAGAAAAATTTCATCAATTGGAAACGGCAAATATTACGGTGAACATCATGGAGAGACAATCCGATATTGACGTTGATTATGTCATTAGTCGGATCATTCGTGAATTGAACGATTGCATGAATGGTGATGACTGATGGCGGACTACGGCATTTATCTTTCAGTGGATGACGGCGCTCAAGAAATCCGTATTCCGGTCAACCCGCCTGAAATCGAGGTAGAGACGCCGGGGCAGGGGAAGACGTATCGGATTGTCAAGCTCGGTGAGATCAATTCGATTCAGACTCCGAGCCTGTCTGAAATCAGCTTTGAGAGCTTCTTCCCCGCCCAGCGTTACCCGTTCGTGGTTGGCGAAGAACTGCTAGAGCCATCGAGCTATGTGGAGATGATCGACGAATGGCGCCGCTCCCGGAAGATTGTGCGCCTGATTGTTACGGATGGAACCGTGGACATCAATATGCTAGCGTCCATCGAGGACTTCACGTGGCGGGAAGTGGCTGGCGCGGTGGGCGACATTGAGTATGAAATGACGCTCAAGCAGTATCGGCCTTATGGCCCGAAGCTGGTGCAGATCAAGACGCAGACGCAGAATGATCAGACCGTGGCCGCGGCTGAGAAGAAAGAAACGCGCCCGCAGACGAAACCGCAACCGAAGGTCCATGTGCTGAAACGCGGCGAGACGCTGTGGGCGCTGGCGCAAAAATATCTCGGAAACGGCAGTCGCTGGCCGGAGATCGCCCGCCTGAACGGGATCAAGGATTCTCAGGTGCGGAGCCTGCCGGTCGGGATGCAGATCAAAATCCCGGCATCGTGAGGTGATTCGATGGCGCTGGAAATCCTTTTCGATAACCGGGATGGCAAGATATACGACATTTCGGAGATGGTGACTTCGGTTTCGTGGAAAACCGTCCGCATCGGACAGCCCGGCAGTCTCGATGTGTCGCTGGTAAAGCACAAGGACATGAAGATTGATCCCGGCGCTGTCATCCGTGTCCGAGATGGGTCCAGCAAGATTTTTTACGGATACGTCTTCGCTATCGGACAGGGCGACGACGACGAAATTTCGATAACAGCCTATGATCAGATTCGCTATTTGCTGTCGAAGGATACGTTCGTATTCGCCAATGCGACAGCAGGCGAGATCATCCGCAAGGTGGCCGGTGACTTTGGTCTAACAGTCGGTAATCTCGCTGGCACCGGCTATCGTATTCCGACGCTGGTGGAGGACAACCAGACGGGGCTGGATGTCATCTGCAAGGCGTTGGATTTGACGCTGATCGCCACCGGTAATATCTTCGTATTCTATGACAGTTTCGGAGCGCTTACGCTGACCAACGCGGCGGATATGCGGGTGGACGTGGTGCTCGGGGACGAAAGTTTGGCCTATGGCTACAGTTACGAGCGAAGCATCGACGACGACACGTATAACCGAATTAAGCTGGTGCAGAACAACAAGGAGACGAAGCGCCGGGACGTATATGTGGCTCAGGATAGCACGAATATCGCAAAGTGGGGTCGATTGCAATATTTCGATGTCGTGGACGAGAAGATGAACGCGGCCCAGATCAAGGAACTGCTGAACACGCTGATCCAGCTTAAAAACCGGGAACGACGTTCGCTTAAGATCGACGCGCTTGGCGATTTGCGGATTCGGGCTGGTTGCTATATCCCGGTTATCCTCAATGAATTGGGGATAAATCAGTATTTCCTTGTGGACGAATGCACACACAAGTGGGAAGGTGACGAGCATACGATGCAAATTACGCTCAAGGTGGTGTGATAAATGGCGCTGGCGAACCTGATCCGTCAAGCCAGTCTGGGCGCTATTGAGGCCGGTCAACCCGTCGCTGTGCTATTTGGCACGGTGACGAAAACCGATCCTTTGGAAGTCAATGTCGAACAGCGTTTCACGCTGACGAGTGACTTCCTGATCGTGCCGGAAAGCTTGACGAGGTATGAGGTTGATATTTCGCATACGCATTCGGCGCCCGGTGGAAGTACAGGCGGGATGCAACCGGCGGAAGCCTCGAAGGTTGTGATTCGGAAAGGACTGGAGGTTGGCGACAAGGTGATGCTGTTGCGAATTCAGGGAGGGCGGCAATTCGTCGTTCTCGACAAGGTGGTATAGGTCATGGCGACGCCTACTGGTACGATTATTCCGGCCAATTTAGAGATCGTGGAGGAACAACAGCCGAGCTTGACGTTTGGCATTGACTTCGACCGTGGCCGCGTCATTGGCATGGTTGATGGTCTGGATGCAGTTAAGCAGGCTGTTTTTCTTATTTTGCAGACAGAGCGGTATCGGCATCTGATTTACACGCCGGATTACGGGTGCGAGTTGGAGGGGCTGATCGGTCGCGATCCGCTGTTCGTCCAGTCCGAGTTTAAGCGGCGCATCCGCGAAGCGCTGATGCAGGATGATCGCATCGAGGATGTGACAAACTTCAGCATCCAGTTCGACGGTGACAACGCGCTGGTGCGGTTTACGGTCGTGAGTGCATTCGGCAATTTCGAGGCTGAACAGGAGGTGGGGGGCGGTGTTTGAAAACCAGACGTTCGAGGCGATCCTGACGCGGATGCTGAACCGGGTATCGAACACGCTTGACAAGCGTGAAGGCTCGATTATTTACACCGCACTGGCGCCGATTGCCGTGGAACTGGCGCAGGCATATGCCGATTTGGACGTGTTTATGAGGCTGACGTTTGCCCGGACGGCTGACGGCGACTTCCTGACGTATCGAACAGCAGAAAGTGGTGTTAATCGCAGGCCCGCGACGCCCGCCGTTCGCAAGGGCGTTTTCGACGCCGCTGTGCCGGTTGGTAGCCGCTTCAGGGGCGGGGACGTGGTTTATATCGTTCGCGAACATATCGCCGGGAACGAGTACCGGCTGGAGGCCGAGACTCCCGGTGCTATCGGGAATGTGTATTTTGGCAGTCTGCTTCCCATCGAATACATCGAAGGACTGACGACGGCGATGCTGGCCGACGTGCTGATTCCCGGCGAAGATGAGGAATCCGACGAGGCGCTATATCAGCGTTATCTGGAGGAAATCAACGCTATGCGATATGGCGGGAACGTGGATCAATACCGTGAATGGATCAGCGATATTCCGGGTGTTGGCCGGTTCCGCGTTCAGCCGCTGTGGAATGGCAGAGGGACGGTTCGCGCGATTATTACGGATGCAAATAACAACGTGCCGAGTCAGGAGCTTGTGGACTTGGTGCAGAACACGCTCGATCCCGAACAGGATGCGATGGGTACAGGGCTGGTTCCGATTGGGCATGTCTTCACGGCTGTTGGCGCGATGCCGCAAACTGTAAACGTTGTAATGACAGTTGTGCTGGAGGAAGGGTACGGGCCGTCCGACATCGAGCAGGAAGTTGAGGACATCATTAACGGATACTTCTCGGAGATCAACTTCGAGGAGCCTGACTTTGTACAGACGACGATCCGGCAGTCCGTGATCCTTAGCCGCCTGATCGGGATTGCGGCGGTGCGTGACATCCTGTCGCTGACGCTGAATGGCGTGGATGGCAATATCGTGCTGGAGCCAGACGAAGTGGCACAACTGGGGACGGTGACGATCAATGTCGCTGTTTGAGTGGGTCGAGGAAACCGGTGATTATCTCGGCTATCTCCAGCCCGTCTTGCAGGATATACGCGAGTTTCAGGAGATCGCGAAGGCTGTCAACCCGGAAATTGTGACGCTCAAACAGGCGATTAATAAGGTGCTGAATGAGCAATTTGTGCTGGGCGCCGAGGACACACTGGTGTGGCGCGAGCAGGAATTTGGAATTACCGCCAGCAATGACGAGACGGTGACATTTCGCCGGGAGCGTCTGGTTGAGAGAAAAAGCCGGAAGCCGCCGATTACGTTGCGGACGTTGCGTGACCGGCTGAATACCTATATTGGCACGACGCAGGTGATAATCGAGCTGGTGCCCGGCGAGTATGCGTTCACGATCAGTATGCCGGCTGTTGATGGGTATAAGTATCGGGATATTCAGGCTGTCGTGGATTCGCTGAAACCGGCGAACA